TAGCAGGAATAACCCACAGTAGATACCCCTGAAAGTACCTATATATAGGGGCTTACAGAGGACGATATTAGCAATCCTCTGAAAACCACTGTAGATAAGGGTTTCAAGGCCTGTGCATAACTCTGTGGATAACTTCTGTAATATAACTATCATTTATACTCCTGCCTTTCTTTTGGCTCTAGCAAAAGCATTTCTTAGATTTGTTTTAAAGTGTTTCTTCACAAATTTCTCATTATCTCTATAGAATGGCAACTTCTTTTCATACTTAGCAAAGTTCTGTGTAAGGAATATGATTGGCTTAATCCCTCTCTTACCCACTCTCTCCCATACTGCTGTGATACCTTTGATAGTGGCAATGAATTGATTCTTGCCTTTAACTAATCCTCTTCTTCTTCCTGTAATATTACCAAACTGATTGAGCCTAGCACTACCTTCAATTGGTACAGGGTTCTTCTTGTCAGAATATCTAAAACCACCTTGCACCTGATACTGTAGATAATCTTCTACAAAGTCCTTCATATTTAAAGATCCTATTGGATATCTCTTAGAAGCAAACTTAATGTAGAAACCTTTTTGGGTTTGTGGTGTTGGTCTGTCCAGATATTTTCTAGTCAGTAAGACCTGGTACTTTTGCATAGATTTCAGTGTGGTATTGATGGCTCTTGCTGATGCCTCATTCACTAAATCTTTCTGCAATAGATTTACTTTCTTTTTAAATTCTTTAATGTTGTGATCAACTCTAATCTGCATAATCAAATTTTAATATTAATTTAGCACAGTGGATAATCTTTTCTATATCTTCTCTACCATTCTTATCTTGGTGTCTAGTAGCATACCTAATGATACTTGATTCAAGTGAATTAAGTTTATTCCTTTGGCAATATTCAGCAGGTTGGATGGCATACTTCTTATAATGCTCACCACCGACCTGCTCATCTAAAGCTGTGCTATCACTCTTTTTTTCTACTATAACCCTGTCTAAACCATGCCCTTCATAGTCCTCAGGCCTTATTTTATCTATGCTCATACATACTCCTTAGGTGCTTGTTACCCCTTGTTACCCACTAAGGTAACAAGAAAAATGCTGTGACCTTTGCACCTTTTTTAAGGTAACAGCTAAAAACCTTATATATAAAGGGTTTAACACCTGTGTAACCCTTCCTGTAACCCTAGTGTTACTTTGTTACCCAATATACCTACTATATAGAGTAGGTATATGGGTACAAGGACAACTAGAATCATAATTTTATCAACTTTGCTTGTGCCAATGGCACATGTGAAAAGTGTTCTCCTTGTGGTGGTGAATTGTGAAAATGCTCCACAACAACTGGGGCATTGACCATAGTGTCCCCAGTAAAGACATAGGCTTCTGTCTCATCGTTCTTGATTGACCAAAAGAACACCTTAGGCTCTTTAGGATCTTGTTTGGCATCTTCCACATATTGTCTCTTCTTACTGGGCATGAGAATATATTCTTCATTAGGAAAGCTATCCACCCATCCTCTGACCATTGTGACCTCATGCCATTGATACTTCATGACATTCTCGGTCATATCTTTTTTAGCTGCCAAGATATCTGCTGCATAAGGATTATTGCCTGGACTACCCAAGACAGCATACCCCTTACCCATCAGATAGGTGCTAACAGCTTTTTTAGCCCTAGCATCGTTCTCTAAAAAACTTTTAACATTGAATGGCTTTCTCTTGTACTCAGTCATACTGGTCTTTCCCATCCTTCTCTTTTAGCCCAAGCACACACAGTCTTAAATGAAGGTGCATTGATTTGAGTAATCTGTTGTTTGATCATCTCAGCAATGTCCCGAGAAGCTGTCCCCTCTTCCCAGAGTTGCTTGGCCAATGATTGTTGCAATTTGTATAAGTCTTTTTTGATTTGTAAGTTGCCACCCTTCATTTCAAATTCTACGGGTTGCTGTTGGTTATTTGATAACCTTCTCGCCTTTTCAAAGCTAAAGGTAAAAGTAAAATCAGGGATGCTCTCATCGTAATCCACATCTTGAAACTCAGACTTTTCAGATTCAATTTTAATTAATAAATCCAAGGTAATTTGTTTAGATACTGTGCCAAAAAGTTGCCCATTCTTGGAGCTGTGGTCTACAATCCAACAAGTGATGCCCTCTTTGCGACAAAAGTTAAGCAGAGGATTGACATAAGTAATCCACTCCACTGGTGAGCTGTAATCCTGGAATGAGAAGCAAGTAAAGATATTATCTATGACCAAAACATCTATGTTATTGACCTTGATAGTCTCTATAAGCTTCTGCATGTTGCTTTCATCTTCAAGGCTTGTCAGCATCGCACTGGGGATGTCAGATGGACAAATAAACCTTGAGACATAGATTAAATTCCGTTGTGCTGTGTCCCAAAACTCTTGGGTATCAGTTGGTTGTCTCATGTTTTGGAATCTTTTTTTAATGCTTTCAGGTGCAACTTCACCATCCACATACAAGATCCTTTTAGGCTCTCTAATTCTGTAATGCCCTATATCAGCACCACCTGCTAAATTTAACATTAATCGTTGAGTACAGTAGGTTTTGCCACTGCCTGGCCTGCCAAATATCAGGGCTTGATCACCCTTATATAGCAGACCATCAATCAGAGGTGTGGCCTTGGGAAAGTCAGTAGCGAGAATATCACCGAGATTCTGTGTCCAAAGCCACTTTGATTCCTTAGTGGCATTGGCCTCTGTTTCCAATGCCCTAAGATCTTCAATGGATGTTATATCCTGATATTCCATCTAAAAAGGTATGCCCTCATCTAGATCAGAATCTTCTGCTGTTGGTGCAGGTGGTAGGTCATCAAAGTCAGCAGGCCTATCAGTCCACTTCACAAATTTAACCTTTGCTTGGTAGCCTGAAGCCATACCATACTTGACCTTTTCAGCACCTTCATATTCAAAGACTGGTACTTTGCCTGGATTATCGTCTTTAGTTGCCCAAGCCTCAGTGATCATCTGATCAAAGACTTCAAGCTCTGGCCGACCATTTCTCTCCCAGATTAAGACACCAACATCTTTAACATAAATCCTGCACCAGAAAGATCTTTTATAGTCATCTTTGACAAGCTCTCTCCAGTTATCAGGTTTTACTCCTGGTTTTGTATCCCACACACTAAACTTTTGCTGATCTACCCACTTGGTGAATCCAGTTCTAAAATCTAAATCCACAACAAAATGCTTGAAATCATAGGGTTCATCATTGCTATTAACAAATCTACCCAAAGCCCAGGAATGTTTTACATACATATTATTACTACTATCTTCTACTAAATTAAGTACAGACATAATTTCTCCGTTAGTTACTAAATAAATCTACCCAGATCTACTTAGACAGCTTGTACCATTTGCTGACGATACTGCCAGAACAAATAGTCAAAGTTGTTCTTTTTATATTCTTCATAAGTGACATCAGAAAAATCACCAAAACCCTTCCGTTCAGTAATATTCTCTTGATACATGTACTTACAAAAGTCTTCAAAGTTATTCCACATTTTTTACCCCCTCTAAATCAAATTTAACAGTTAGTTCAGGATTATGCTCAATGGTGTTTAGACCAGTTCTCAGTAAATAGTCAAGGAGCTGTGCAGGTTCTACACCACATAAATTTGAGAAATTACTCAATCTAGAGACTAAGTCTCTATGAACCCACACAGCTTTTTTACCATTCCTCTCTTTAAAATACTGACAGTTTATGTCATATATTTCACCTGGTATTCTTGCCATTGACATGATCCTTCAATAAGCGATCAACATAGCTACTCATTACCAAATGATGTTTCTTACAAAACTCTTTTACTTGGTCATGTGTTGCTTTGCTCACCACAATAACTTTTCTTTCCATCCTTAGACTATAAATCAACTAATTAAAAAAAGTCAACAATATTTGTACTTTTTGTTGCAAAGCTATGCTACAAACCTTAATATTGTGGGTAAGGAGATATTATGAAATACAAATTATATTACGGAAAAACTAAAAAAGACTGGTTGGTGCTAGCCATCAAGTCTGTGATTGTATGCACCCTAGTCTCTGTGACTGTGGGTTTGCTTTGGTTATTAACTATCTTGGCATTTGGCTTATGAACTGGTCAGATAGAGAACTAGAACTAATGGTGCAATCTTTAGAAACAGAGATTGATTTTAGGGAAAGCACATACAAGGCTAAAGACAGATTGTGTCTGCCAAGCCTGATGAAACTGTATTACAAAATACAACAAATAAGAGTAAGGAGATTCAATGCAGAAAGCACAAGGTAAATTATCCTCTAATGAGCATGCCTCTTGTTCTGGTATTCCTGCTTTGTTTGGGTTGTCTAAATATGAAACTAGAAATGAATATTTAGATTCCAGAATCAAAGCTAGACAAGGACTTGAGGAAAAGAAAGATATTAAATCAATTCAAGCTGAAATGGGTGATGTCTTAGAGCCTGTGATCTTGCAGAAAGCCTGTGAGATCTTAGGGCTTGAAGATTTGCAGATGGACTTTGCTGATGCTGTTAGACATCCAGATTATCCTTTAGAGGGGTCATTGGATGGTGTCGCTAGAGCCAACAATCTAATCATAAAGCCAGACAATGAAGTGATTTTGACAGAAGATGATGAGCCAATCTCACTCAATGGTTTAGGTGTGTTGGAAGCCAAAGCCACAGCATTGATGCCTGAGCCAGATGGTAAAGCACCTGCTTGGCGAGGTTTATTGCAGACTAAGGCTCTCTGTGCCATCTTGGGTTATTCTTGGGGTTGTATTGCAACTTTGCACAGATCCACTTTGCCTAAGCTGACACTGGTCAGAAGAGACTTTGCTTTTGAGAATGAATTAAAAGATGTCATCTTAGACTTTGAAAGAAGAATTACTGAAGAGGATTATTACCCACCAGTGACCTTACAGGACACCCAAGTTATCCACCCTAAGGCAGAGCCTGAGAAAGAAGTGGACTTGGAAGATGAGATTATTAGTTATCACCTCAACAGAATTACTGACAACAAAGACAAGATTGATTTGTTAAGCACTGAGATTGATGAATCTAAAATGAAAGTCCAAGAGTTTATGGGTGATGCTGAGGTTGGTATTCATCAAGACTTTCAAGTCAGATGGTACAACAAACAATTCAAAGCTAGACCAGAAAGGGTGACACCTGCTAAGGATGCTTACAGTGTTAGATCTTTCACCATTAAAAGGAGTAAAAATGAAAAATAAAAAAGGTACACCAGTAGAAGAAAACAAGTTTCACAAAGGCGCAAAAGATGGCAAGCATTATTGGCTTACCCCACCTGAACTATATGCAGAATTAAATGAAGAATTTAATTTTGACTTTGATCCTTGTCCTTATCCATTACCAGAAGGTTTTGATGGTTTGACTTGTGAATGGGGTGAATCAAGTTATTGTAACCCACCCTTTGGCTCTATCATGCATGAGGGTAAGAGAAAGGGTGCAACAGCTTGGGCTAGAAAAGCGATAGCAGAAGCACAAAAGGGCAAGGATGTTGTTATGGTTTATCCTATAGATAAATGGGTGCTAATGTTGATTGCTGCAGGTGCTGAGATCCGTAATCTTGGTGATGTTAAATGGTGTGCTACTGAAGATGGCCAACCAGGTAAAGGTACTGGAAGACACATTGCACAATTCATTTTAAGAGGCAAAAGTGAATAACGCAAAAATTAATTACAATGTCTTTAAGGATGTAAGATGGTTATTAACTCAAATCAAAAAACATTGTTATAAGCCAACAGCTAGAGAAAGTATGAACATAGATTTATACAAAGAGTTTTTTTACAACAGATGTGAATGCTGTGGTAGACCGAGAAACAGATAATGTATAAAGGAGCAAGGTACATTCAACCAAGCAAGAAGCATGTGCATGATATTGTCATGAAACTTGCTGACCAGTATCCAGACTTATCCTCCAGAAAATTAACAGCTAAGGCAGTTGAGTTGGGCTATGAGATTAACCATGTTACTGTTTACAGGTGGCTACTGGCAAGGTAGGGGTATAGGGGTATAAAAATGAATGTCAAAAGGTGTGCTAACAAAATGTGTTGGAAGGGTCTATTTCAAAGAAAAGAATATATGACAGAATATCATTGGAATACAACAAAATGCTGTAGTAAAAAATGTGGCACAGCAATGCACAAAAATTACAGACACTGTGACCATTGTCAGACTGTTTATCATGCAAAAGTTAAAGGTTCAAAATATTGTGGTAGAGATTGTTCTGGTTTAGCACAAATGCAAAAGAGGAAAGATCAAAGAAATGCTGATTGTCTCAATTGTGGTAAAAACTTTAGTTGGATAGGTGATAGAAAAAGGATTTTTTGTTCAACTGTATGTGATGTTGACTATAAATATAAAAACAATCCACTGAGAAAAACTAGAAAATGTAAAAACTGTAATGTTGAATATTGTTTGTGGAAAAAATACAAACCAAAAAGTGTGCTTTGGAACTATTGTTGCATCAAATGTAAGCAAGAGGATGATATAAAAAAACACTTTAAAAATAAAACTTGTTCTGTTTGCACAGAACCAATACTGTCACATAGGAGTAAAAAAACAAAAACCTGTGACGATGATTGTTATTTCATTAGTAGGACTACAGATTTTAGAAAAAAGAATGTATGTGGCAAAACTTTGAAAGAGAAATTTAAAAAAGATTCATATAAATACTGGTTTAAACAAATATCACCAACAAGAATTAATGGCAGTGCATTAACCAGAGACTATTTGACGGAATTGATGATAAGCCAGAATTTTAGTTGTCCTGTGTTTGGTCATAGATTTCATAACCTCAAGGGCAGAGAAGATCATTGTGCAACTTTAGATAGAATTGATAATAAAAAAAAATATACAGTAGGCAATGTCATGTGGGTGTCTTGGAGAGCTAACAAACTTAAATCAGACATGTCTTTGGATGAGTTGAAACAGTTTATATATTTTTATAATGGTTTATTAAAAATAGATTTAAAATATCCAGAGATGTTGGGATGGACTTTTAGTAATAAACATTTAATTACTGGTGCAATACATTATGAAGCAAAAATGGTGCAAAGATTGTCAGATACCAATAAGCAAGGCTAATGCTTACATTGATAAGGGTGACAGAGTTAGAGCCAGGTGCAAAGCCTGTGACAAGATCTATAGAAACAAACAACACAGCATAGATGCTTTTTCTTATATGGATAAAATCTTTTCTAAAGGCAAATATGAAGTTAAGACAGGCAGAAGAAAGAATAGAGCAGATTTAACCTGGCACATCAATCAAGGTCATCTCTACCACTTATACAACAAACAGCAAGGCAAATGTAATTTTTGTGCTGTCACTATGACTTGGGAAACAGGGCAATCTTGGAGAAACCACAACATATCCATAGACAGGATTAAAAACGATGTTGGTTATGAACCAGACAATATCCAACTGCTCTGCTATCGGTGCAATGTCATGAAGCATAACTTACAGGAAGAAGAGTTTTTTGAGTATGTGGAGAGGATTTATTTACAGATCCTTGCAAGAAATAAGCAGTGAGGCGTTCATTCTGGCTCTTCTTTTGGTTTGAGCTGCATATTTTGAATCCAGTAACTCATCTGCTGCTTTGTCCCAATCATCTTGTTCCATAGCTTTGATCATGTTTCTAAAGTTTAAGAGCCGAGAGATACCCATATTGAAGCACATGTCCACTAAAACAATCTGGGCAGGCTCTGGTAAGTTAGGCATGTCAAAATGTTCACTGACTTCATCTAAGGCAATGTCAATGTCATTTTTCAATAAATACTCAGCTTCATCTTTTGAGATCCCAACATCTTCTAAATTTCTGCCATAGCCAATTGAAACTTTATTGGATGTGCATTTATAAAGAACATTGGACAAACCTTCATATTCTTTAATGTGATCTTTGAGCTGTTTAAATGTTTCCTGCTTCATTATCCTAATGGGTTAGCGATAGCATCCATAGCTTTCCAAATGTCATCCACTTCTCTTTGGTGGATCGCTATCTTTCTTTCTAACTCTTTAATTCTATTATCATAAGAATCAACCAACAAGGCATTTTCTTTAGAACTGACCTCAACATCTTTAAATCTGTCTTTTAAGTCCATCAATTCCTTCTGTGCTTCCATGATGGCCACAAGGTTGGTAGAAAGCTCGGCTAATTTGCCCTGTAAGGTGCTAAGGTCATTGTCAGAGATACTTTGCTCTATTAAAACCAATCTTTTGCTTATATCGCTTGTCAGGCTCTCCTGTGCAGAAATGCTTGTATTTTGCTCAGAAACTTGCTCTTCAAGACTAGTAAATGAGTTATAGAGGCCAGATATTGTCCACACCCCACCCACAATGCCTGAAATGATGGGTAAAAAGATAGCCAGATAGATACCTTTAAAAGTAAAGCCACCTAGTTTTATTTCAAAATCTTCCATTAGCACTGAGTGAAGTCATAACCACAAGCGATAGGGCTAGTGGTATAAAACAAACTTTCTTGACCTGCCTGATAATATTCATCTGCTGATTTGTAATATTGGCTCATGTCAACGGCAATAGATACTGAATCCCATGCCACTGTCATCACACCAACTGACGCATCAAAAGTAGCTAGAGCATCTAAGAAGCTATTGTTGTATTGATCGGCTGCACCTTGAAACTCGGCCATGTAATCATCGTTTGATAACACAGCAGTAAATGAAGCATATTGATTACCATATTGCTCAATGTCAGTAATCGCTTGGTTGTATTCTGCCACCTCTTGTTCTGTAATATAGACATCATTGTCTTGGATAAAGTCTTGCAGGGCTTCTTGATCAGCTATGCTACCAGTCTCACTAGCTGTCGCTGCTGCTTCTTCTACAGCTAAAACCTCTACAATCGCTAAAGTAGCTGAGACAAAATCATCTACTGCTGATTCCATGTTTTCTTGTGCTGCTTGTTGGTTATCAGTAATGAAATCTTGTGCTGAATAAAAAGTAGCATTTTCAACATTAGCTAAGGCTTCATTGTAAAGAGCCATATTCTCAAAAGTAATGTAACCTGCTTGTAAAACCCCATCAGGGGCAATGCCACCATTAGGGGCATAATACATAAAGCCACCAATACCTTGAATGGCAATATCTATGTTTTGTTTTAGTATGCTTGATTGATTAAGAAGATCATCAACTGCTTGATTTGAGTGAACTCCTAAACTGCTGAGAGATAGAGAGAGTAGTGCTAATAGTTTGTTCATCGGTCTGTCCATTGATACTTAGTATTGTATTATAGAACTTCTGCTTTTCATTATATCTTTTGTCAGATTCCCATATTATTTGTGGGTGACAGTCAATAATCACTTGGGTTTCTGTGTATCTGAGACATTTAAGAGCAGGTGTTCTGCCTTGCCTGACCTTGCCATAGTTAGGAATGTATAGCTCTGGATTTTGTTTCATGGCCAAATAAGCTGCTCGGCCTGCCACTAATTTTGAATTGACTAAGATGGGGCAAGGTGTACCACTAATAAACATAGCTTCCCAGACATTAGGATCTTGACACATTAAGGCGATACTAGCGACTTTCATATTGAGATCTGATAAGACCTTGGCATCTCTCCTTCTATTGCAGTTTTCATCTTGCCGGTATGCCCCAGTAGACACACCAAGCCCAAAAGACTGAATACCACCATTAGCAGACATTAGACATGAATCCATACCATTTGACATTAAGCTCGGAGCAATAGCTGAACCGACAGGCATAGAACCAGGAGAAGAACCTGCTCCACTATAATTATTAGTAGTAGCTGTTGTCTCATTGTAAGAACTGACTGTGGAGTTGTTGTTGTTTGTGCCAAAGTTATCTGCTGATTGGTTGTTGCCATTGTTGCTTGTATCTTCTTGAGCAAATAAAGGCACACTTAAGAAAAAGGCCAACAAGACATACAGACCACATCCCTTGTTTTTATAATAATCGTTAAACTGATCAAACTTGTCCATATCCTCATATTATAAGATAGGGCTACTGAAAGAGAAATTATGAATAAGAAAAGGGATTTAAAAAATCAGTAGCCCTAAATAACTAATAATATTATAGCCACTAATGTTGTTGCTAAGAAGCCTGTAGTGGCATAAATAGCCACATCTATCTTCCTATTTAGATCTTTTACCTCAGATTTAAGATCCTCTAAGGTATTAAAGACAGTTTTGTTGGTAGCTGCACAACTGGCCAAGTGTTCCTTTAGGGAGGTAGAAACATCCTGGACAGTTGTTCTAGCCATTATTTATCCTCTTGTTGAAGCATCAATGATTGTTCAAGCTGATCTGCCTTATTTTTGTAACCATTGACTAACTTTAGAAGCTGTTTGTTTTGCTCCTCAAGTTGTTCATAGGTTGGCTTTTTAAGATCTTGAGCTTTATTTTCTTCTTTTGCCATAATTTCTCCTTATTAAAAATTAACTCCAAATTGCACTACAAACTGCCTGAACGAGAGCATCCTCGCCAGAGTAGTCAGTAGCATCGCCACCATCTGATTGATACTTAGATAAATGTTTTGGTCTGTCAGCAGTGACGGGTAAATCATCGTCATCTGGGTCATCCATAATATCTAGGTACACAACCATTAGTGTTTCATGTTTAGCGTTAGCTGTATCGTCTGCTGAAGTGTCAGCAGGCGGATAGATTTCTATTCTTTGTACTTTTGTGTCTTTTGTAATTGCCATAATATGTAATTCTAACCTATTGTTCTGTCGCAACCAAGTTTCCTGAGTTATCAACTGTTATTTTATATTCTGTGCCATTAGGTGATATTAAGTGAATACCTTCACCTTCTTGGTTAACAAAGAGACTACCTGTATTAATTAACATCTCTTGTTGTGACCTAATCTTACCATTAACATCTAATTTATATGAAGCTGAAGGGCTGGTTGTTGCGATCCCGACAGTCCCGCCACTGGTGATCCTCATGCGTTCTGTGTTATTAGTACCAAAACTAATTGGAGTAGATTGTTGTGAACCTATTTCTAATACATTACAACCAAAATTTTCTATCCTTGCTGGAAAAGTGCTACCACTCCACCCAGTAAAAGAACCATTGCCGATATAAGCATATAAATTTTCACCTGAACCTGTTGTTCTTGTAA